CGAATACTTTGAATACACGTCTCTCAGGTGCTCTTGATGTTCTGTAAATTAACATCGCATCTTCAGCAAGTAAAAGTTGTTTCCAAATACGTCTAATCTTATCTAACATAGAAGTACCATACGGTAATTTTCTATCATCACCCAACAATCTAAAGTGTGCAATTTCCCAAGCTTGGAATTCCATATCTTTGTTTTTCCAAGTGAATCTTAATTCTCTTGATGGGACTTTTAAATCTCTATTTTGACCACCACCTGTCTTAGTTGTTGCACCTTCTATTCTTTCAATTTCAATATTAGGTAATTGTTGTACACCAATTATACCCTTTTCAGGATCAATCTTTAAGTAAACAAAATCATCACCGTACTTACACATACCACGAGCCCACATTTGTAGGTTCGTGTTAACATCTAATTGATTATTGAATAAATCTTCTAATATTGTTTTAATTCTATCTGATTCAGAATAAATTGTTAAAATTTGTCCTTTCTCCGACATTGTTGTTGACTCTTCAGCGTATATGTCAAGAGCGGCGGAAATTTCAGGAGTAAACTCCATAGATTCAAAATCATAATAAGCAGCCAATCTATTAGGTTCATAATAAACCGATTGGTTGTATAAAGATTGGTCTAACTTAGTCCACTTATCTGCAATGTATTGGCTCTGTTGAGCTTGTAACATTGCTTTTTCGTAATCTTCTCTACTATCTGTTTTTAATAATTCGTCCTTGTTGAAATTGAAAGAAGGTGTGTTATCCTGTTTTGCACGATTAGGATAACCAAACATTCTGGTCATTTTCTGGAATACAGTTAAATTTTGATTTGCCATTGTATATAAATACTTTTCTTTACAATATAAACTAATTAATTAATAATGGAAAGTTTATCTTGGTTTACCAAATAACCACATATTTTCCCTGTAAACATCTTTTGACACATTCATTGAATTGTTTTGATGATACAAGTTTTGGTTATCCATATTCATAGACCCAATTTGGTCAAATGCGGTACCATAAGAATAAAATGATTTATTTGGTTCGTATGTTCTTTCTGTCATCGTCCAAGATTCTAACATTGCCTTGTTGGCGTTTTCATTTTTCTCCAATTGATTAAATGACATATCCGCAACATAAAGTGCCATAGATAAACTCATAATCGCATCATCGTGAGACCCTTTCATATGGTCAGGTCTTCCATTTATATAAACGAATGTGTTTAATTCATTCAATAATCTATTCGACCTAACTTGAAACCCCTTTCTCAATTGCTCCTCAAACGCCGCAACAATCTGAGTTCTTTTATTGTTAAAACTTATCCCTGGTATTTTTTCCATTGCCTTAGAATTATACTCCCATATATTTTTGGTATTAATACCATCAATGTATAGATTTTTATAGTTCATTTCTTGTAATTTCCTTGATGTTGCAACCCCCATACCTCCCGTAATATCTATAACAATAAAAGCTTCGTATAAAATTCCCCATTTATATGCAACCGAGGCCAAATCATCTGGTGGTATTTTACCAATATATTCGGCCACTTGTTCTCTCTCATCAAAATCGATTATGTTAATGGATGAAAAGTCTTCACTATCACCTCTACTAACGTCTACCCCCATAATATAACGATGTCCTTGAATTGGTTCTTTCCATTGCCAAAACGTACCCTGCATATATTTTTCTTTAGGTACACGAATCATATTCTTTGCTATGTTTTCCTGTACATCACTTGGTATAACACCATCTCCTGAACCTAAGAAGTCACATTCCAACTCCTGAGCAATTTTACGTCTATCGTATTTAAATTTCTTAGACATAGACTCAAACCAAGACGAATATGGTTTATAACCCAATTCTTCTAATTCTTGGTATTTCTCAATATCAAAATCGGTTATAACTACTTCATCATCATTATACTGTTCTCTGTTCAACATATAATGACAAATATCTTGACATTTTACCCAACGTAAATCTTTGGTGTAACGAGGGTCTTTAAACCATCTTAAATCTGTAATGTGAAAATCATTCAACCCACGAATTGATTGGTCATAAACACTATAATAGATAGGGTCATATCCATTTGGGGTTGATACTAAAATAATCTTACCACCCGTAGATAGAGAGGCCATAGACGCCGCCCAAAAATCTTCTCCCGCCTCAATATAAGCTGCCTCATCAAATACGAGGATTGTTGGTGTATAACCACGAAGTGCATCTGCTGACGTGGCTACAGCTTTAACCTCACAACCATTATTTAATCTAAATCTACTTTCTGAGTTTTTATCAGGAGAAAACCCGACGTTTAACCATTCGGGCCATTGTTCCAAAAAATGACGAACTTTATTTGCCATCTCCACTGCGGTATCTTTCTTGTTTGCAATTAATAAAACTCTTTCGGGTTCGTCAGGTTTTGCTGTTTGTAATTTTTTTGAAATCCAAGCTGCGGTTACGGTTGTAACACCCGCTTGTCTATATTTTCTTGTAATGTTTTCGTTATAGACCTCATAATCCTTAATTAATTGAATTTGGTCTGGAAATAGTTCTAACGGTACAAATTTCTTTTGTGTATTATCGTATGTTGTTAGATATGTTCTTAACGCATATGGAGCATCCTTTATGATTTTGGCGTACTCCATTAATTGTTCTGCTCTCGTATTCATATATATAAATACAAAAAAAGGGAGTTAAACTCCCTTTATATTAATCTTCTGGTCCAGTTATTCCCATTGAACGTAGGAAATCATTAAAATCGTCCGGTCCTTCATCATCATCTCCGTCGTCGTAATTATCCATTTCTCTATTATATTCATCTTCTTCCCAATCCTCATTTTTTAAACTCTGTTCAATTTCTTGAACCATTCTTTCAACCACTTGTTTTGCTCTTGGATCACCTTTAACGACCATATTCATTAACTTAGCAAAATCTTTAGTTGATAATTTTGAAATTCTTGAGAATAGGTAATTTTGAATATGTTTATAATCTTCATCGTATAATCTATCAGGATATGTTGATAAAAGTTTTTCCCAAATGTATGGTCCAAATCTTAAATCCCATATCTCCATAGGTAAAGTGTCTGTAACACCCATTACCATATCCGCTTGTCTTTTTTCGTCAGGTAAACCTTGTGTTGCAATAATTTCCATAGTACCTTTAATCAATTCGTGTACTAAAACTGGAAAAAATACTCCACGTGCTCTAACTGTAGGTGGTTCAGTTTCAGGGTCAACTTCTTCCTTACCGGCTTTAGTTCCCTCTCCATCACCACCCAACATCATTTCGTCAGGGAATATCCAATATAACATATCGTTAACCGACATTAAAATACCGTACAATCTAACTATGTTTGGTTTAAGTGCTGTTAGTCTTTCAGACACCAACTCAAACATATAATGACCTTTCTTAGATGAACCTTGAATCAACGCGTTCATTACTTTTCTTTTGGCAACCTCATCGTTGAATATCTCAACCGCACTCATAAATTCTTCAACGTCGTTACCTGCCTCTTCAGCATCAACACCGAATTCTTGTTCAATTTCTTCTTCAGTTGGATTTTCGGATTGATTTGCAAATCCCTCATTACTAATATCACCAAGACCTACTAATTTTGCATCGTACTGTACAACACCCTCGGGAACCGCCATTTCTTTTTTAACAAGTTCGATGGCTAAGTTTTCTAACATCTCTTTATTTTCAGCTTCGAAAGCTAAAACTTCTCTCATAGCCCCCATCATAGACGTTTGTAATTGTCTAAATGTGTTACCATCTGTTACGTTACCTTGTTGTCCCGTGTATCTTTTTACTTTATTAACGACATCAATAAAACGTTTTGATGCAATTACTTCTTCAAAATTAGAAGGTACACCTTCGGGTTCATCTTGAGGTATAGAAGGGTTATCCTTATAAGGTGTTTCCTTATCAGCTAATTTTCTTTCCAAGTCAGGATTCATCCTTTCGGGGTTATTACCGTAGTCTATTGGCATCTCATTCAATGTTTCTTGAATTAAAGATAACAATTTTTTCTTAGAAAACATAATTAGTTTTTATCTTTAAACTTAAAACCTAAATTTTTAAATTTCATAAACTCAGGCATTTTATTTTTTTTTTCACCTTGTTCACCTAACGCTTTTGGTTTTGGTGTATGTTTTGGTTCGAAAGGATTTTCTTTTTTTGGTTTTGTACCCGGTTTAACTTTAGGTTTCACAGGTGCAGTTTTAGTATCGTCTTTATCTTCACCTAATGCTTTTGGTTTTGGTGTATGTTTTGGCTCAAAAGGATTTTCTCTTTTTGGTTTACCTGGTTTAGTTGTTGGTTTCTCTCTAACTGGTGCGTCAGTATCGGGTTTAGATGGTGCAGGTTTATTCTCGTTAAGTTTTACTTGAATTAATTCCATAATTTCATTTTTTGATGTGAAACTATGAAACTTTTTATTTTCAACCAAACCCTTAACCCATTTTTTTACTTCACTTTCCTTTAGTTTCTTTGAATCCATAAATTCAGGTGTACCATTATGTCCTTTAGTAACTTTTTTACCAAATTTCGGAGACTCATCTAAATGTGTGTGGTCACACTCACAATCTTTGACTGTTTTGCCACAATCGTCACATTTTTTAGATTTTTTGTTTTCTTTCTCTCTCAACTCAACGTTAAGACCTTGATCAGTTATTTTTTTAACGTCAACAGAATTTGAGGTTTTTGACATAACAACATTACCTTTTGTTGCTTGTTCCCCCAACATTCTTTCCGCCAATGACGTAAGTTGTTTGTCATTTAACCTAACTAATGTTTTTTCTGATAAACCCTCGGCAATTAATTTACCTACTATAACGTCTCTTTTCATATGTTTTTGAATTTTATTTCTTCATTTAAAAGAATGTATTCTCTTTGTTTTAATTTTTTAGTAACACTCGCAATTGACTCACCAAATTTAAATGTTAATCTTTCGTTTTCAGATTCAAAATCAAATTTTTCCCAAGCCATTGCAATTACACCATCTACAGCATCAATAACTCCGAAATAATCGGAGTTTTGAATAAGTTCTAATTGTAAATCTGTATTTTTTAAAAGTCCAACTAAATCAATATACTCAATATCCGGTGATTTAGGTTCGGGACTTAATGAAGCTGGAACTTTGAACCATACGTCCATATCGATTTCGGTACTAGTGCTGAATATAAATTCATACTGTTTTTGACCTTTATAATCATCACCGATTTCGTTGACATATATTAAATGCATTTATTTAAAGTGTTTACTTAAAATCTCGTTTGTCATTTTATTGATTTCGTTCTTAATTTCATCTAAATCAAGTTCTTGAACGTCATCTTGTGGTTCCTCAACCTCATTTGTTTCTTTGATAGCGTATTTTGATAAATTAATCTCACCAGTATCCATAGGAGTACCAACAAATTCTTCTAATGCATCAATCCCATCATATTCATTCATATCCGCCTCTGGTGAAGGTTCTGAAGATGGTTCCTCAGCTGGTAATTCTTCACCACCTAATTCATCTTCTTCTCTTTCAAATTTCTTACCTATTTCCTCAATATCGTCATCGTCTAATTTATCTAAATCAACCGCCGATATTACCATATTTAAGATATATTTGATATCATCACTTTCCATTTTATCTTGTAAGTCTCTTAATTCTTGACCCAATTTACCTGCAAATTTTTGAGCCTCAGCCATATAAGATGATCTCTTACCCTCATCTTCACCACCTTCAGGTGATAACGAATCCATTGCACTATCAGTAGCCGCGTCCGATGTAGGTTCACTTCCACCCATATCAGGTGTTGGTGCAACATCTCCCGACGCGTCAGGTGCAGGTGCTGGAGGTAAATCCAAAGATGGTTCAGCCATTGGTGCCTCAGCTTGTGGTTTGTTTTGTTTTAAAACATACTTTGTAGCTTCATTTAATTCCTCTTGACCTTTAATCAGTTCAAGTCTTTTAAATGCTTCAGCATATGATGAAAATCTATTTTTATTCTTCATAAACATACCACCAATGTAATCCAATGATGATTCGTTTAATCCTCTTTTTACATAGTATCCGTCTTTTTCTTTTACGACACCATATACTCCACCCGATTTAGATTCTTTTACTAATTCGGTTTTCTTTGAAGAATTACCTTTATTGTTGTTGTTAAAGTAAGTAAGTTCAAGGATTCTTTTTAATTTGTCGTCCCCGTTTAATTTCTCACTACCTAGTGGTTTTAAATCTCCCATTTTATAATTTTGTTAAGATATACTTATTCTTATCCTATAAATACATAGATATATAGAAAAAAATAAGGTTCTTTATTGTGTTATGGACAATTTCTTATCTACAATGTCCGTTTTAAGCTTTAATAACTTACCTATATAACCGTTTCTTCTTAGTAATTTGAAGGTTAAATTCTCATATGAGTATTCACCTCCTGATTCTAACCCACTTTGTCTAAATGTCTTTATTTTTTTATATAGATTTGATGTTTCATTTGTAACATCATCATTTGATTCAAATTTAGATATTAAATCATCTATTTTTTTAATATATTCCTCAGACTTCTCTAAAATTTTATTGTCGTCTATTTTTGGATTTGTTTTCTCGGGATTTATTAACCATTCATCATTTAAAACTGAGTAAACACCGGATGAAACGTGTTCTTGGTTGATGTCCTGAACATAAATTTCAACATCATATCCTTTTATTTTCAGATTATATTTTTCATTAAAGACTCTTTCTTTTGCATCAAAAAATTCTTTAAATATGGTTTTAAATGATTCTGAATCGGACTCACCATCAACAATTTCATCAAAATCAATTATAATGTGTAAATCAACGTCGGAAAAATTTGACCAATTGTAGTTGGCCAATGAACCCGTTAAAACTACGTCGTGTATAAAGAATTCAACACCTAACGTGTCAATAAAATTATCTGAAATTTCTAATAATTTTTTTCTAACGTCATCGTGCATTTTAAAATCATCATTTACCCTCTCAAATATTTGATTAGAAAGAGTATCTTTAGTTTTAAAAGATTTGACGATTTTACCATCTAATTCTTTATCCTCAATTAGTTCCTCAAATAAACTCATTATAATTTCTTATAGTTATGACTTCTGGCGATGTTTTCGTTGAAGTGTTTTCCTTGGGATTCGGACATTCTAAATTTGGTGAACTTATTCCAAGGAACTTTATTATATTCATAAATACTTCCATTGTTGAAAGTCACAGTTAGGTCCTCCGTTTCGGTATTGTACGTTGCTTCTTTTAAATTAGAAGATTGGATAGTAACGGTTATTAATTTACCGTCGATTTTTTCAGATATAATTCCCATAGTATTTTATTTAGACTATAATATACACAATAAATACCAAATAAAAAACCCCGATTTCTCGGGGTTCAGTTTAATTAAGGGAGATTAAACGTTCGATTGATTTCTTTTTATCAATCGGTAGTGTTAATT